GGCGGGCTTGTACTCACCGTTGCCGACATCGGACTTCGCGACGGCGTGCACGACCCCGAACGGACTGATCATCTTCTCCACCGTGTCCGGTTTGGCGAGCAGCCGCCCGCGACCGATCGGGCCGACCCGCTCCACCCGCTTGCGCTGCCCACGGATGTGCTGGCTGTAGTAGCGGCCCTTGCTGTCGGAGGCCTCCATCGCGGCGGCCTCGCCGGGCTTCACCCGGTAGGTGTAGGGCTGGCCGGGGCGCGAGCGCATCTCCACCGCCAGGCGGCGGGTCTGGCGCTGGTAGCCGACGGAACGGATCGCGCTGGAGTCGACGGCGCGGCGGCGCACCGGCGGCGGGTTCTTCGCCTGCCGGGCCCGCTCGCGCAGGCTCTTGGCCACGGCCGCGTTCTTCTTCTCCCGGGCGGCGCGCAGTTCGCGGCGATGCTTGACGTCGTTGTACTCGCCGAAGCGCTTCGCGCCTGTGGCGGTCGCGGCGGCGGCGGTGGCGATGGCCAGCGGCTTGAACCCGGGCTTGCCGACGGTGGCGAGATGCTCGAGGTGTGAGACGCGCCCGGCGCTGACCCCGGCCCGGCTGGCCCGGTTCGCGGTGCGGCGCACCGTGCGGGCGAACGCCTCCGGGTGCTCCTCCTTGTAGGCGTCGCGCAGCTTCGCGGCACCGAAGGCCGAACCGACGCCGCCGGCGACCCCGCTAGCGGCCAGCTCGACGTTGCGCGAGGCGCGCCGCCGCTGCCGGTACGCCGGGTCCGCCGCGGTCACTGCCCCTGCTTGCGTCCGAGCGCCACCCCGCCGACACCGACCCCGGCGACGCCGCCGCCGATCGCGAGCGGCTTGGCGTTGAGCTTGGCGTAGGAACCGCCGGCGCGCACCGCGTTACCGGCCTTCGCGCCGAGCATCGCCGACGTGCCGCCCTTGACCTGGCCGAAGGTGCCGCCGCCGACGCCGTGCTTGAACCCGCCGAGCATCCCCTCGGCTTCGCTGAGCACGCCCTTGACCGAGCCGAGCCCGGCCTTGGCGATGTCGTCGCGGGCCACCCCGAAGGCGTCCCGCTTCCCGATCGTCTGCGGCGGGGTGTACTTCTTCTTCCCGTCATAGGGGTGGGCCCTGTTCTCGGCGCTGCCGCGGCGGATCCCGTCGACGGCGAGGCGGTTGAAGGCCTGGCTGTTGTAGGCCGAGGTGTTCTGCAGGACGCGGCGCACCGGGGCCTGCTTGCCGCGGGCCTCCTTCGCGTCGGCCTTGCGGCCCATCTTCTCCGAGGCGTACTTCGCGCGCGCGGCGTTGGCCTTGTACCCGGACCGCAGCGGGTGCCGGTACGGCTCGCCTGCGCTGATGCCTGCGCCCTTACGGTTGGCCAGGCGCCGGTCGACCTCGGTGGCACCGGCCCCAGATCCGGCGACGGCGGTGACCAGACCGGCGCGGCGCGCGGTGAGCGAGGGCCGGTAGGCGACGTGCACGCCGCGTTGGCGCTTGTCGCCGGCCTGCTCGGTGCGGATCCGGTACCGGCCGCCGCGGCCGGACTCGGCGTGGTGGAAGCCGGGCTTCGGGCCGATGCCGTGCCCGACCGCGTGGGCGCCGGCATGCAGGATCTCGTCGCTGGCCTTGCTGACCAGGTCCGGGCGCTCCACTCCGAATGCGTCGATCATGTCAGCGCCATGTCCTTCCGGGTTCCCGAGCCGTGCACCGAGAAGCCGGTGCGCTTGCCGCTTTTGATGTCGTCCCACTGCTGCTCGTCGTGGACCTTCATCCCGAGCCACCAGCCGAGCGGGACCGCGTCCGGCTCCAGGCCGAGGGCGGCGATCTTCTCCGGGGTGAACACCATCGACTCGACGACGTCGGCGGTGTGCACCGGCCCGGAGTCGGCCTTGGTGATGCGCCGGTGCATGTCGCCGCCCTTGCGGGAGGTGAGCATGTAGCGGTACGCGGCGTCCTCGGCCTCGTCGATGGGGATGTAGTCGCCTTGGCGGTCAAGCACCGGCTCGCCGTCGACCATCGACAGGCTGGCCCAGCCGAACACCAGACGCTTGTCGTCGTCGGTCTTGCTGATCTCCGCGTGCCATTCGCAGTCGGCGGCCTTCGCCACCGTCGCCTGCCCCGCGCCGGACTGGCGGTGCTTGAGGCTCTCCTCGGCGGCGTAGCCCCCGCCGGCACCGACGGAGGTGGCGGCGGTGATCGCAGTGAGCTTGCCCAGCCCGGTCAGTTTGCGGGTCGCGCCGACCGCGCGGTGTCGGCCGGTGCGGGTCGCCGGGTCCGGCACGCCACCGGGGCGGTGCCGGCCGGTGGGCATCGTGGCGGCCTGGATGGCGTGTTCGCCGTTGACCAGGTCCTCGGTGGTACGCACGAACGCGCCCTTGCGGATCCGCGTCGGCACCGGGCGCAGCCCGAGGCGGCGGAAGCGGGCGTTGGAGTGCACCAGGCCCATCGGCTGGTAGTGCCCGATCCGGATGCCCTTGGCTACCGACGCCGGCGGCTTCGGCTTCTTCGGCTGCTTGTCCCCGCGGGTGAGCTCGTGGGCGGCGGTGAGCCCGACGAGGAGGTTGGTGGTCTGCAGCGTGGCCTCGCCGACGCGACCGGCAGGGGAGTGCGCGAGGCGGGTCAGTTTCCCGGCGTTCTCGGCGGTACGCACCACGTTGCCCTTGGCGCGCAGGTTCGACAGCGAGCGCGCGGTGGCGGTGCCTTCGGCGGCGGTGCCGAGCAGCAGCCCGCCCGCCAGCGCCTTCTTCTTCTTCTGGTCCTGGCCGTTGACGTGCACCTCGGAGGTGTCGTCCATCTTCGCCACCCCGTCGAGGCGGTCGAGGAAGTCACCGAACAGCGGGTCGGCCTCGAGCACCTTGGAGATGACGCGGTCGTCCATAGGACCAGTCTCGCGAGCGCGTCCCGTCACTCCTCGTCGAAGTCGTCGTCGTCGGGGTGGCGGCCGCCGTAGATCGAATCCATGAAGGGGTCCTCGGAGGGGTCCAGTTCGATCAGTTCGGCGTTGAGGTGCCCCTTCGGGATGCTGCGACCGTTCAGTGGTTGCGCCAGCGCGGAGACGTAGCGACCGTTGGCCATCTCGTAATACCCCTGCACGTGCTGGGGCCCGTCGCCCGGCTGGAAACTCGCGAAGCGGTACAGCACTGGTGGCGCTGCCTCGATGTAGGACCGCTCCGGGGACTGCGCCAGGAAGCGGTCGAACTCCTCGGCCTGCGTGCTTTCCAGGTAGTCCGGCCGCGACCAGGTGACCATGTCGGCGTAGGCGTCGCGCAGGCTGTGGTCGTAGGCGTCCGGGTCCTGGATCTCGGCGCGGATCTTGTCCCGCATCCCGTCGGCCGAGGGCAGGATCCCCCGGAACGCCCGGGCGCAGATGGTGCGCAGTTCCTGGTCGGTCATCTGCGCGAGGACCCGGTCGTGGTCGCGAATCGCTTCCTGCCAGACCGGCTGGGCGGTGGCCATGAGCGCGCCCCACTCGGTGTCGCTGTAGCCGGCGACCTGCGGGCCTGCCGCCGACCAGACGTCCGTGCTCCGGGCGGCGGGGATGCGACCGGAGCTGCCTTGCTCGCGGTAGTAGTCGCCGATCTCGCCGAAGTCGACGAAGTCGCTGTCGCCGTGCTCGATGCCCATGTCGTCGAAGTAGGACTGCAGGTCAGCGCCGGACACGTAGTTGCCCTCGCCGATCGGGTCGTCACCCGGCGCCGGGGGCGGCGGCGGTGGCAGCGCCGGGGGCAGGTGGATGTGGATCTGCGCGCGCAGCGGGGTGCGTTGCGGGGCGCGGACCTGGGCGGGCGCGGCGGTCTGGGTGAGCGGCACCGCTTGCGTCAGGGAGGGGGCCTGGGTCAACGATGAGGGGCGCGCCGCGGTCAGGCCCGACTGACCGGTCAGTGGCGCCGTCCGTGCGCGTCCGGTCAGGGACGGCCGGGCCTCGGTGAGCGACCGCGGCGCGCGTTCGATGCGGTCCAGCAGCCGCATGATCTCGGGGTCGGGCGCGGCGAGCTGCACGCTCGAGCGGCGCTGCTCCATCGCGGCGAACCGGCCGTGGGGGTCACGGTTGAACGGGTCGTCGCCGCGGTTCTTCGCGATCGGGCCGAGCGCGCGACGCACCTTCGGCAGGGCGGCCCGCAGCTCGGCGCGCACCGCCGGATTGTCCTGCAGGTGCGCCGGGTCCCACCAGGCGATGGCTTCGATGTCGTCGCCGTCCGGGTCGTCGGGGTTGACGACGCTGCCGCGCCGGTGGGACGGGACCTGCGCCTCGTGGCGGACCCGCACCACGAACCCGCGGTACACCCCGGAGGTCCACTCCGCGACCGGTTCGGCGCCGGGCAGGCGGCGGTGCACCTCCTCCTCCCATTCGCGCCGGGCGCCCTGGAACGGGGTTTCGCCGTCCTCGATGTGCCCGCCGGGGAACTCCCACATGCCGCCGGCCGGGTCCTGCCCGTCCTGCGCGCGCTGGATCATCAGCACCCGGCCGGTGTCCTCGGCGAGCACGGCGATGCCGGCGGCGACCAGCGCGCCCTTGGCGATGACCTCCCCGGCGGCGTTGACCAGGCGGGTGCCGCATTCGCAGCCGGGGTGCAGCCGCGGCGCCCATACCTGCTGCTCGCCGAGCACGAACGGCTCGTCCGGGCGGACCCGCTTACCGGCGAGCTGGGTGCACACCGCGCAGTGGTGCTCGTCGGCGCCGAGGACCCATTCGCGCTGCGCACCCTGCAGCTCACCGTTGCGGTAGCGCAGCATCCACGCCAGCGCCTGCCCGGTCTGCTGGGCGGTGTAGGCCTCCTGCGCGCCGATGCGTTCCCCGCGGGCGGCCAGCAGCTTGTCGGCCATGGTGCGGGCGGTCAGTGGGATCAGCTCGGCGGAGTCCTCGGTGCCGGCGGCGACACCCTTGAGGTAGGTGCTCATCTGCTGCTTGTCCACGCCGTAGGCCGCGCTCGCGCGCCGCCACGCCAGGTGGAAACTCCAGCGCTGATTGAGCTGGCGCTGGACACCCTCGGCTAGGGCCTCGGTCGAGGACTCGTTGACATAATCCCCGAGGTGGCGGGCGTAGTCGGCCGCCAGGTCATCCATCTCGGCGTCGGTGAGGCCGTCGACGCGGCCCAGCTCGTAGGCGCGGCGGATCGCCGGGGCGGTCATCCGCATCCACAGCGGCAGGTGACGCCGCCACGCGGCGCGGGCGAGCTCGGCGGGGTCCTCGTCGCTGTCCGGGGCGTCCTCGGCCAGGTGCCGGCGGATCCGCAGCGCGATGGTGACGATCGCGACGCCGAGCGCGATCTCGACGTCGTGGCGGCTGACCAGCGGGCGGGCTGTCCCGGGAACCGGGACGGGTTGTCCCAGCTCGAGGAACGCCGCCGGGTCGCTGGCCTGAAACGCCGCGAGCTGCGGGTCGACGAGGGGGACCGTCACCTAGAAGCCCCCGATGATGCTGTCGAACTTCGAGTGCAGGTTGGGGTCACCCACCGGGGTGAACGTGCCGCCGGCGCTGGTGGTGGCGGTGGCCGCGCCGCCCGGGCCGCCCTGGTGGATGTGGATGTTGAACTGGGGTGCGCCGCCGCCGAAGCCGAAGCTGCCGTCGCCTTCGGGTCCGGCCTCCGGCTCCGGGGTTTCGCGGGCGACAGCCTCCTTGTGGCGGCGCTTGTACTGGTGCGCCCGCACGAGGCCTTCGACGTCACGCGGCAGGGTGTCCGCGCCCTTCGGGCGGTGCATCGGGTTCGCGCCCTCCGCCTGCCAACGCAGCACCGCGTTGTGGCGGGCCTTGAGTTCCCCGGCGACCCGTTCGGCGTTGACCCGGAAGGACTCGTCGTCGCCGAGGTCGGCCGCGTCGGACAGCCCCGGCAGCGCCTTGACCTTCGGGTCGTTGCCGTAGGCCCGCGCGACACTGTCGGAGTCGGCGTGGTGAGCCTTGTCCAGCACCCGCTGACCGAAGTCGTGGTCGGTCTTGTCGTTGATCGAGCGCAGGTTGGTGCCGACCTGGGCGGCGTCGTACTTGCCGGCCACCCGGTCCTTGCCCTCGTCGCGGAAGCGGCGCAGCGCGTCGGCGTCGACGTCGAACACCTTGTACTTCTCGATCGCCGCGACCGCGCGCGACAGCTTCTCGTGCAGCTCCTCGGCGCCGCGGGGGGTGCCCTGCAGCGCGTCCAGCTCGTGACTGGGCTTGAACAGCACGTCGTGCAGGTCCGGGCTCATCCTGCGGATGTCGTCGCCGTGGTCGGCCACCGCGTTGCCGCGCCCTGCCGCCAGGTTCCATTTCCCGTCCGGGTCGTGCAGGCCGCCGCCGAAGTGGGTGCGGGCGCGGATCGCGGCCAGCAGCCCGGTGTCGGCCTGCAGGCGCAGCTCGCGCGCCGCGTCGGCGTTGAGCGGGGTGCCACGACCGGCGGTCAGCCCGGTACCGCCGGTCGTGGCGGCGCGGGCGCGGGCCACCACCCGGGCCTGCGGGGACTGGTAGAGCCGCACCTCCTTGGCGTGGCCCTGCCCGCGGATGGTGTCGGCGTGCACCTTCGACTGGCCGTTGATGGTGTCGTCGAAGTAGCCGGCGAGCACCCCGGCGGGCCGGTTGTGCTTGGGCTTCACGTAGCCGGTGTCGACGGCGTTGCGCGCGTCGTGCCACGGGTGGAAGTCGACGCCCTTGACGTAGTACGGGAACTGCTCCTGCAGCGCGTCGAGGGCCATCTTGTAGCCGGGGCCGTTGAGCGCGAGCGGCTTGAGCGAGGCCTTGTAGGTGGCCTCCTCCCGCTCGAGGTAGCGGCCGAACTGCTCGTTGAGGCCCATCGCCTGGATGGCGGCGGACGCGACCCGGTCGGGGTTGTCGTCGGCGAGCCCGGCGCGGGCGGCGACGCTGCGCTTGAAGTCGGCGGCGGTCATGCCCGGCGCGACACCCTGCCCGGACATGCCGGCGGGGCGCCCGGAGCCGCGGATGCGGAAGTCCGCCCCGGCGTCGGCGACCTGCAGCCTGCGGTAGGCGTCGGCCTGCTTGAGCGACTCCCGGCTGACCCAGTCGTCGATCAGCTCGGTGCCGGTCATCTCGTGGCCGTCGGGGGTGCGGTGCTTCGCGGCCTGGCTGTCGAGGAACGCCGACGCGGCCTGCGCCTTCTGCGCCTCGGAGAAGGTGGGGTTGCGCTTCTCGCGCGCGAGCAGGCGCAGCCGCTCGGTGGCGTAGGCCTCCGGCTCGCTGTCCGGGTCGTAGCTGGACGCGGCCGCCTCGTCGATCTCGGCCATCCGGGTGGGGTCGATCTGCCCGGTGGTGATCTCGCCGTTCTTCACCGCGTCGAGGAGTTGGCCGTAGCGGCCCACCATCTGCGCGGCCTTGTCGTTGTAGCGGCGGCTGCCCTTGAACGACGGGTCGAACTCGACGGTGTAGACGCCGTTGTGCGACACCACGGTCACCGACTTCGCGCCGGAGATCAGGCCGGTGTAAACATCCTCCGTCGTCGGGCCGCCGTAGGTGCGGGTGCGGATGTACTCCCCGCCGCGCAGCCCCTTGAGGTGCTTGAGGTTGAACGGCAGGTAGTGGTCGTCGCCGAAGCCGACGGCCTGCACCGCGACCTTGCCCTGCCGGTTGATGATGACGCCCTCCGAGGGCGGGATCTTGCCGGACTTGCGCTGCAGGGTGTTCAGGTCGGCCTTGGGCAGCCGGGAACGGAAGTAGGACAGCACGCCGGAGGGGTGCCACCCGGCGTCGGTCTCCACGCCGTGCACCATCAGCTCGCGCCGCTCCACGTCGGTGCGCAGGTTCGGGTTGCGCCGGATCGACTCCATCGCCGCACCCAGGCGCCGGTCGGGGGTGGCCCGCTCGGTACCGCGGTACCGGTAGGCCGCCCGATCGGCCGCCGGGCCGATCACCTTCTGCGCCTCCGGGCCGTAGGTGCCGACGACCTGGCCGGCCTTGAGCGCGGCCTGCACCCGGCGCGGCAGCACCGAGGTGCCGTCCTCGTTGCGGAAGGACTCGTCCAGTGCGCGCGAGCCCGCGCCGAGACGGATCATCAGGTTGGAGCTGGGCCGGAACGGGTCCCCGGCGCTGCGGGTCGCGTCGAAGTCGCGGATGCGCTGCACGCCGGGGTTGACGCCGTTGGCGTCGGTGTCCAGGCCGTAGTTGTGCCCGAGGGCGCCGCCGAGGTCGCGCAGCGTCTCGAACGGCGACAGGTCCTCGTGATGCTCCGGCACCCGGCTGATGCTGACCGCGTGCAGCGTCTTGCCCGGCTTGATCGGGATGTCCTGGCCGCGGCCGGGCATGTCCTCGATCTCGGTGCCGGTGCCGTAGTGCAGGTGCAGGTAGGCGCCTTCCGGGTGGTGCTGGAAGCCGGTGATCATCCCCTGGATCTGCTTGTACGCCTGCTGGTAGCGCAGCTTCTGCGCGGCGGTGAGGCGCTGCCCCGGCTCGGGGATGCCCTGCCGGGCAGCCTGCCCGTCGTGCGCGGCCTGCAGCGGCTTGCCGTGCTCGTCGTGGGTCTCGAACACCAGCGGATGGTGCGACTGCACGAACCGGCCGGTGATCAGGTCGCGGTGCTCCTCGCGGGCCCGCTGCGCGCGCGCCTGCGGGGAGTAGTCCGGGCCGCCGAACGCCTTGCCGATCAGTTCGGCGGCGGCCATCTCCGGGGTGACGTCCTCCCCGTTGGCGCGCTTGGCGATGTAGGTGCGGGTCAGCCGCTCGCGCAGCTCGTCGCCGTGCTCGACCAGGTGCTCGCCGAGCATCTTGCTGATCACCGGGGCGTACTCGAGCAGGTCGTGCTGGTAGGCGCCGCCGATGACCATGTCGGCGAGCACCTCGGCGGTGTCGTCGTCGCACTTGCTGATGTAGTCGAACACCGCCTCGGCGGCGGCGTGGTTGAAGCCGGCGGGCTGGCCGGGGAAGTGCCCGAGCGGGGCGAGGCTCATCGACTGGCCACCTTTCGCTTCTGCTTGCGCGGGTCGTTGCTGGGCCCGACCTTGCGGCCGGCGGCCTTGCGGGGCGGCCCGGCGGCGGGACGCCCGGCCGCGGCCTTCTGCGGCGGCTGGGTGGAGCCGGGCTTCTCCAGTTCGCGGCGCTGCGTCTCGACCTGCATGGCCTGCTGCTCCTGGCTGGTCTGCGCGGACTGCATCTGCATCTCACCCTGCTGGGCCTGCTGGCCGATCTGCAGGGCCTGCAGGCGCTGCTGGGCGAGCTGCATGACGGTGGCCTGGCGCTGCTGCACCTCCAGCACCCGCTCGACGTCCTTGTCCAGCTCGGGCAGGTCGGCGGCGCGGCGCACGAACTGCTCCATCTTCGGGTCGGGGAACCAGGTGATGCCGAGCTGGCCCATTGCGGTCATGAACGCGGCGAGCTGCGCCAGGTCGGGGGAGTCCACGTCGGAGGGCACGAAGCGGGGCAGCTCGCGCGGCTTCATCCCGTTGAGGCTGAACAGCTTCGGGATCAGGGACCGGTTCAGCTCGTCGGCGAGGAGCTTGACGATGCCGTTGCAGGCGACCTTGAACAGGCCGGTCTTGTCGGCGTGCATGTTGTAGGACCCGACGCCCTCGTGGCCGACGAGCAGGAAGTCGGCGAGCACCGTCATCAGGATCCGCGCCTCGTAGCGGCTGATGATGGCGTTGGTGTCGAACTGGCGGCTGCCGCTGGACGCGAGCAGGGAGAACTTGTAACGCTGGTTGCCCTTGTCGTCGTACTCGACCGGCAGCACCAGGCCTTCGTTCTCGTCGCGGCGCACCGAGCGGACCATCTGCTTGTAGGAGGCCAGCAGCTTGGCCTGCTGGCTGCCCGGTCGGGCGTTGACGACGTCGGCGGGCACCTCGGCGACCGGCAGGCCGGTCAGGTCACGTTCGACGCCGACGGCCTCGGTCTCCTCCATCCGCTTCTTGAAGAACCACGGCCGGTAGGCGGTGCGCAGGATGCTGATGCCCTCGGGGTTGTTCTTCGCCGGCAGCGGGCGGAAATGCAGGCTCTTGGTGCGCGGGATCGGCTTCATCCGGTAGTCCGGCGCGGGCATCTGCACCATCCAGGTGGCGTTGCCCTTCGCGTCGAAGATCCACTTCTGCCAGGATTCCTGGGCGCGGATCGGCAGGTGCGCGAGCCCGATCATGCCGTCGTCGTACTTGGAGCGGTGCAGGTCGCCGTCGGCGCGGTTGGTGTACCAGGGGCCCAGGCGCCGCTTGAAGCAGATTTCGTGCCAGGACCAGCCGTACTCCAGGGAGCTGAGCGCCTCCATGATGAACGAGCTGAACGGCTCGCTCATGTCGTCACGGTTCTGCTCGATGATCTCGGCGTTCCTGCGGTCCTCGGCCTTGGAGCTGGCCGGTTCGACGTTCCAGTCGACCTCGCTCATCAGCCGCTTGAGCGCGAACAGCAGCGACCCGACGATCGGGTCGTTGCTCGACATCTCCCGGTAGACCCCGACCGCCTTGCGGCCCTTGAGCTGGGGGAGGAACTCCTCGTTGACCCAGCCGGCGGCCCGCTTGAGACCGGTCCGGCCGATCTCCAGGGTCGGGTTCCAGTTCTTCGGAAGATCGACTCCGTCGCCGTCGTCCCCGTCGAGCACACGGTCGAGAGAGTCGGGTCGGGTCATACTGCCAGTCTCCCGGGGGGTTCCATGCGCTCAGACAGTCAGGGACATCTCCGCGGGATCATCCCAGCGCTTCACGCTGACGTCACCGAAGCGGCCCGGCGTGGCGGTGTCGGACTCGGCGGGGACGTGGGTCATGTCCCGGGCGGTCGGCGCGGAGTCCTTCTTCACCGCCTGCGGGGCGGCCAGCGGTGCGACGGTGCGGGCGACGTGCTCGGCCAGGGCGAAGGAGCACACCTCGTCGGGCAGGTGGAACTCCTTCGAGCTGGAGTACAGGTCCTGCACCTGGCAGTACCGGTGCGCCGACCACGCCGACTTGATCTTCGGGACGTGCCAGGCGCCGGCCTCGACGGCGTTGACGTACTCGGTGAGCATGTCCGCGCGTTCGGCCCCGATCATCTTGAACCCGATCGCGCGGTGGTCGACGTAGTCCTCGATGACGTCGCCGAGACCGGTGGCGTCGTGGATGGACTGGGCGTGGTAGCGCTCGGCGGCCTTGTTGAACCAGCCCATCATCAGCGGCCACGGCCGCCGGTTGACCTTCATGTAGTACACGACCCGGCGCGGGTAGGTGTCGATGCGGGCCACCGTGATGACGGTGTAGTCCTTCTCCTTGCCCCAGTCGGCGGCGCACACGTAGCGGCCGTGGCGTTCCGGCTTCTCGAACAGGTACTCCTCGAAGTCCTTCGACTCCTTCTGCGCCAGCGGGCTGAACGGCAAGCTGAACATCCGCTCGACCGCGTTGGTGTCGAACGCGCGGGTGCCGATGGAGGGCTCGTTGAGCTCGTACTCCGCCTCCCACATGGCCTTGGAGATCGAGTTCTTCTTCTCCGCGATGGTGTCCTCGCTCAGCCACCCGTCGATCGGGTTGGCCGACTCGCGGAAGCACCACTGGTAGATCGGGTAGCCGCGTTCCTCCGCGCGCCGCTGCACCTCGGTGAAGGTGCCCTGCGGATTTTGCCAGGTCGAACACATGACCGTATAGGGGGTGATGATCTCGTTGAGGTAGTTGGGCTGCGGCATCGGCTGGCCCAGCGCCGCGTCGAGGATCTTGAGGTCCATCTCATCGATCTCGTCGAGCAGCAGCCGCGGCGGGTGCGGCCCGCGGACGGTTTTCTGCGACGCCGTCAACGGCCGGATCCGGGCGCCGTTGGTCAGCGAGATCCTCGAGGTGGAGGCGTCGACGACCATGTACTCCGGCGCGTTGTCATGGCGCATCGCCATGCCCACGTGCTCGTGGATGTTCATCGACTGCGCCAGGGAGCCGCCGAGCAGGTTCACGTCCGCGCCGAGCAGCTCGGCCATGGTGACCGCGAGCAGGCTCAGCGTGTAGCTCTTGCCGGACAGGCCGCGGCTGCCGTGCCACAGCGCCAGCGACTGCTGGTCGGAGGCGGGGTCCAGGGAGTTGCGGGCGAAGAAGGCGTCGGCGAACGCCTCGAACGGGCTGACGTGCCCGGCGCACACCCGGGTGCGGGGCACCGCGACCCCGAACCGGACCCGGACGTACCAGTACAGCTCGTCGTCGGTCTGCGGTACCCGGGAAAGCTGGAACGCCATCAGGCCCCGGGCGCGCCGGGGACAGGCGGCTCGGTCGCGGCGGCCGGCGGTGTCGCAGCGAGCGGCGCCTCGACGGCGGCGTGCTGACCGGCGGTCATGCCGTCCCCCGGCGGGGCGGGGATGACCGCGGCCGCCAGGCCGGTGACGGTCGCGGCGGCCGGGCGGGGGAGCAGCGTGAGCCCGTACTGCTCGAGCATGACCTCGAAGCGACCCCAGTCGGCGTCGGTGAGGTGCAGGCCCTGCTCGATGAAGTGCTGCGCCTTCGTCCATGGCGTCACCAGCTCGTGCGCGATGACCGCGAGCACCGCGACGGTGACGACCATCGCGACCCCGGTCAGCGGCGCCGGGATCCAGCCGCGGTACTCCAGGTAGCCCTCGACGGCGACCGCGACGGCGGTGAGGGTGCCGGTGGTGGTGACGGGCTTGTTCTGCACGAGCCGGACGGGAGCGGAGGGCATGTCAGTTTCCCTTGGTCAGTGTGTGGACGAGCTGGCCGTCGCGTTCGACGTGGACGTTGGCGGCGGCGTCGAGACGCAGCCGGACGTGGCCGCCGGGGGCGACGAGGGTGTAGCCGCGCCGCTGGTCGTAGGGCCCGTGCGCCGGGACCGGCGGCGGCTGCCTCGGCGGCGCCACCGGCGGCTTGGCCGGTTTGGCCGGCTGCCCGTACGCGGGGCGGCCCCACAGTGCCCGGAACTGGGCGGCGTTGTTCACGGTGGGGAACACCGAGTGGTCACAGGCGCCGAACGGGGCGTCGGCGCGCGGCAGCAGCCTGCCCTTCACCCGCGGCACCGGGTTGTTCATCGAGCCGTCGGTGTACTGCTGCCCGACGCAGCCCGGGTAGTTCCCGACGACGATCTTGTCGGTGTAGTCGGCGAGGATGTACTCGCAGCGCGGGTCGCGGTGCGGCCACAGCGCGGCGCCGTCGCCGAGGTTGAAGTAGCCCTTGCAGGACCGCCAGGACCCGAACCGGTGCGCCTGCATGCCGTAGAACTGGTTGAGCTGGCTGGAGTGGTCCCCGGACTGGGCGTACGGGGCTCCGGGCCAGCGCTCCTCGTCGACCATGATCCCGGTCAGCCAGTCCGGCACCCGGGGCCCGATCAGCTTGTCCCACAGGTAGGCGTCGTGGGACTTCGCGGTGCCGGGGGAGATGAACGGCAGGTACAGCACGGCGCCGCCGGGCAGCTCCCCGCGGCTCCAGTCCACGGCCACCTGGCCGGTGTTGTCCAGGAAGTTCTTGTCCTGCCAGTAGTCCCCGAACCCGGCCCGCAGGATGATGGCCTCACCCTTGAAGGCGGCCGTCATCGCCGCGTTGTGCTCACTGGCGTCCAGGACGACGTACATGCGGGAATCATCCCGACGATCAGCACACCGGCAGGGAACGACACGCGCCGGGCAGCAAAGTGTGTAGCGCCGAGGTGAACGGCGCGGGGAGCAGCGGGGGAAGCGTTGGCAGAGGCGGCAGAGGTGGTGCTGGGGTCGGGCGCGGACTTGGCCCTGGCGTGCGGGTCGGGCGCGGCGTCGGTGACGGGGGCGGCGTCGGGTGCGTCCCCGGCGGGGTCGTCGGCCGGGCCGGGCCGGGCGGGGCGGCACCGGGCGGCGCCGGGGGAGCGGGCCTGGAACGGGCTGCTGCAGGCCGCGCGGAGCCCCCGTTGGCGGGCGAGCTGGGGTTCGGGATGGGGCTCGCACTGGGGTTCGGAGTAGGCGCCGGCGGGGTGATGCTGGACGGCGCGAACGGCACCTTGCCCTTCGGTCGCACGTACGGCGGGCACGCATAACGTTTGCGTAACAGATCCACGTAGGGGCTTTCGCCGGGCGGCAGCACCGCCGGGATCGCGCACGCCAGGCCGCGGATCTCGGCGTCGGTGCGGACCTGGTCGGCCTCGCGCTGCTGCTTGCCGATGATCCGCTGGTGGTTGATGTAGGCCACCGCGTTGTCGACCCGGCCGATCTCCTGGATCACCCAGATCAGGCCCCAGCCGAACCCGATCGCGCCGAGCCCGACGACGAGCACGAACAGCCGGAAACTGATCGAGAAGTTGATCCGCGGCGGGATGTCGATCTTTCTCATGGGGTGGCCATCACTTCCTGGATCATCTGGTCGGGGTCGAGATGGCGTCGCCAGCAGGCGGTCTTGAGCGCCTCGAGGGCCTTCTCGGCCTCCTCCTTCTCCCGGGTCAGGTCACGCACCAGGCGGTCGGCGAGGCGGTCGTTGGCGGGCACCGTCGAACGCGGCCCGCGGTCGCGCTGGATGGTGGCGACCAGGACGGTGCCGGCGACGGTGACGATGGTGCCGACCAGGATCAGCACCGCGACGATGACGGTGTGGTCGCTCGCCCCGGAGCCACTGGCGGGCAGGCCGGGGTCGGGCGCACCGGACGGGACGGCAGTCAGCAGGGAGAACGCGGCACCGAGGAGGTCATGCACGCTCGCTCCCCTCGGGGCGGCCGGTGTAGAGCCGGCCGTCGTCGCCGAGCGGCGGGGAGAACACCCGGGTGCCGGCGAGCAGGGTCATCAGGAAGCCGTACCAGGCGAAGCTGCCCCAGGAGATCCGGTGCAGGAGCGCTTCACCGACGATCAGCACCAGCGTCCAGGTGGCGTAGGAGAAGCCGATCAGCAGCGACAGCCGGGTCAGCTTGCGGTAGTCGTGCAGCGAATACAGCAGCAGCCCCCCGACGACCATCTGGATGACGCCGTGGAGCTGCAGGGTGCGTTCGACGGTCTGGACCAGGTCCAGGGTGTGACTGTCGGTGGCGGACGAGCCGCCGACGAGGTAGATCGCGCCGAGGATGAGGAACAGGATCGCGCAGCAGGCGGCGACGAAGTTCCAGAACAACATGAACCGCCGGGCGGGCTCGTTGGCCGCGCGCAGGATGATCCGCATCATCTTAGGGAGTGCCTTCACAGTGGGGATGCCGGGACGCAGCCGCGGGCGGGAGACGGTCCATCTCGCACCTCCATGTTCGGCTGTCCCCATCATCTCGACGTGATCCACTCACCCCAACCAAACGTGATCTAGAGCTGCACGGAGAGGTCTCCTCTGCTGACCACGAACAGGCCAGAGTCGGGCACGGAGACATGCGGCAGCAACGCCACCGCCACGATCATGTTGCCCATCGTGAAGGCGTCCCACACGGCCAGGTGGGTGAGCACGCAGGACGGCATCCCCGGGAACCGCTGCCGGTTGCTGGCCACGCAGGCCTTGCCGCTGGGCGAGTTGAAGCTGATCGGCTGGCGCTGGTAGCCGCCGCCGCCGAGCTCGCTGGAGGCGTCCCCAGCGGTGGTGCCGTCCGGGGCGGAGGTGTGGCAGGCCAGGTAGAGCCCGCGCTGCACCAGCAGGTAGGACAGGGCGCGGTTGCCCGCATAGTTGGACAGCAGGCCGGCGGTGGACATCGGGGCTCCTCAGCGGTACAGGGTGTCGCCCACGCGGGGCGCGGTGTGGGACTGCACGGACGTCGGCGGGTTGTTGCTCGCGCGCAGCCGCGGGTGCCGGTCGATACCCAGCCCGTCGTTGCGCTGGTTCAGCCGCAGCGCGCTGCCGGGGCCGCCGCGGGAGGGCACCAGCGGGCCGGGCGCGTAGTAGCGGTACGGCGGGAGCTGCACCAGGTAGGCCATCGTCGCGCCCTGCGGCACGACCTGCACGCTCAGGGTGTGCTCCTCGGCGAACGTGACGGCGTACTCGTTGGTGGCGTCCTGGGTGAGCAGCAGCCCGTCGAGGCGGCAGTAGAGGCTGTAGTCGGTGTTCATCGGCGCGTCCGGGCCCACCCCGGGGGGTGCGGGGACGGCGATGGCGTTCTCGAGCCCGCCGGGGCGCCCGGCGGTGTGGATCTGGTCGCCCCACAGCAGGGTGCCGCTGCCGGCGGCGAACGCGGAGGCGGTGGGGCCGCCGGTGCGGATCTGGGCCTGGATCGCCAGCGCCTGCCCGGCTTCGTCGCTGACGGTGGCGAAGTCGATGGTCCAGGCGGTGCCCTGGATGGTCCAGGTGACGGCGCCGTCGAAGCCGAGCCCGGCGGCGGCGCCGACCCACTGGTAGCCGGGGCTGCCGTCGGGCATGTGCCCGGCGGCGGCGCCGTCGGTGACGAGGCTGGCGAAGTCGGCCGGCTCGCCGGGGTCGGCGAGACTGGTCGGCACCTGGAAGTCGGCGCGGAACTCGCTGAACTGCATCTGCCCGGTGGTGTAGCCGGGGTCGGGGTTGCCGGGGACGTCGGGGGTGTTGTGCGGGACGGCGTAGTTCAGCCCGGAGCCGTGGGTGCCGTCGACCGGGGCGGGGGTGAGCACGCTGGCCTGCTGCGCCAGGTACTCCACCACGTCCTGCGGCTGCGGGGAGGAGTAGGCGCCGCCGACGCCCCAGAACGCGCCGATGACGGCCTGGGCCGCGTCGACCGGGATCGACCCGGGCCCGGGGGCGTGGGTGACGAGAGTGCCGGGCGCGGTCTCGAAGCTGTTACCGCCCTGCGGGCTGTAGCCGCGCGGCACGTACGCCGCGACCGGTTCGGCGGGTGTCCCCGCGGCGCGCACATAGAGGTGCGCGCCGGACGGACGAGTGTCCGGCCACGCCCCGCCGACGCAGGTGAAGTCGACGGTGTCGCCGTGGCGGGTGGCGCTGACGTACACCGGGTTGGCGGCGAAGGTGAGGGTGCTGGCGTCGTCAGGGTCGGCGCCGGGGACCGCGACGACGAACTCGAGCGAGGCGCAGTCCAGGAGCTGCGGCGGCGGCTGGACCGGCCACGGCCCCAGGTAGACCCCGCAGTGCGCCACCGGCCCGGTGGGGGCGGCGGAGCTGTCGATGAACGCGCCGCTGACGGCCAGCCAGTCGCCCATCAGCCGGCGCCCGGGTTCTGCCGGTACAGCCGCCCGCCGAAGTACACCGGCTCGTGGTATTCGGCGTAGAACATGGCGAACAGCTCGATCGCGGCGTCCTTCTGCCGCTGCCCCGGCCGGGCGTTGCGGTTGTACTCGGTGTTGTCGGTGCTGGTGTTGTCGAAGCTCCACACCGTGTCGTCGAACAGCTTGCCGGTCGGCTGGCCGCCTTCGGCTTCCGAGCCGGGGCTGAACCCGGCCCGGTTGAGGATGCCGTTGGCCTTGTTGCCCCAGCCGATGATCAGGTACTTGTCCGGGCCGCGCAGCCAGTCCGGCGGGAACTCCTGCCCGGTCTGCGGGTCGATCTTCTCGAAGGCGTTGTCCAGGTAGGGGCTGGACTGGCCGCTCTCGCGCGGCATCGCCATGTACGTCACGGGCGTGTAGTAGATCGACACATGGAACGGGATCTTGAGCAGGTTGCCGAGGGCGTCGCAGACGAAGAACTCCGAGCGCGCGATCGAGCCCTTCTCGCTGGTCAGGATCGGCACCGCCTTGCGGGTCCAGCGCCCGTTCGGGGTGGGCGCCGCCGCGTTGACCTTCACATACCAGCGGGAGTGGTGCAGCGGCGGGTGCGCCTTCACCCAGTCGGCGTAGGGGAACACCTGCTGCACGGGCTTGTGCTTGTAGAACTGCACCGCCTCGCGGGGGATGAACCCGGAGCCGGCCGAGTAGTCCCACGGCGCCTGCACGTCCTCGATCTGCACGCTGGTCTTGCCGACCTGCAACATCCGGGTCGGTGAGAGCGGGTCGCGGGTGCGTTGCAGCGACTCGTCGACGGTGAGCAGGTCCCGGTAGCGGGTGTCGACGGTGAGGGTGACGGTGCCGTCGCCGGGGCTGGCCACCACCGAGGCGATGTGGAAGTTGATGCCGTTCTCGCCGGAGCCGAACAGGTTCTTCACCTTCACCGTCATCCCGGCGTGGACCAGCCAGCGGGGGATCAGGGTCGACGGGTCGACGGACAGGGTGATGGTGCCGGAGTAGCCGGGGATCTGGTCGCGGGCGAGCTGCTGCTCGGCGACGGTGACGGCGTCCTCCTGACTGAACCCGGTGCCGAACTTCACGAAGGATTCGGTGACGAAGCGACCCCGGTTGTGCCCGGCGTCGGCGGCGGCGGGGCGGGGCCACACGGCGACCGCGGCCGCCAGCGGGGCGTAGTCGGTGCGGCTGGAGGACACGACGGCGTTGCGCCAGCTTTCCCCGTTGACGTCGGTGCCTTCGCCGTAGATGACGTTCTCGCTCTGCGTGGAGTCCGCGCTCAGCGACAGCTTCACCCCGGGGGTGCCGGCGCGCAGGGTGAAGTCGGGGGCGGCGAAGCGGTCGCGGACCTGCAGGATCGGGGTGCGGCCGAACTTGCCGGTGGCGCGGCGCTGCTGGGTGATCGTCCACTGGTTGCCGGGGGTGACACCGGAGTCGTTGTCGACGATCATGTCCAGGAGGGTGTCCTGCACGAACCCGGTCAGCGTGTGCTCCCAGGAGCCGGTGGCGCGGCTGGTGCGGCCCGTCCACCTCTCCCCGGGCTTGGCGACCGGGGTGAGGGCTGTCGCGGTGTTGCGGCTGTACTTCGGGGCCCTCTTGGTCCAGCCGCGCGGCCACGCCGTCACCAGCGGGCGGGTGCGCAGGTGCGGTTTGCGGGCGTGGCTGAATGCGTCGGCGATCAGCTTCTCCAGCGGCCACGGGCGGGCCGGGAAGAACGGCTTCTGGTTGTAGCGGTCGAGCTGGAACAGCGCGCCCTGGCATTGCACCTCGAGCTGGCTGCTGGTGTCGGAGTCGGTGAAGTCCAGGCTGGTGATGAACCCCTCCCACAGCTTGACCGCGTTGAGGGTGCCGGGGGCGATGCCGCTGCCGCGCTTATACATCGGCACCACCAGGCCCGGCTGGTTGCTGCGCGGGTCGATCACCTTCGGCGCGCTGGGGTAGTTCGGGCCCGCCGGCAGCGCCGGCACCCACCACAGGTCGACGTTGGCGTAGTGCCCCAGCCAGTGGGTCAGCTCCGGGGATTCCAGGTCGTCGAGCACGCTGATCTGCGGGAACTGCAGCACGCAGGTGGAGTCGCCGAACGGGTCGGCGGAGGAGTAGCTGACCACTGTGGACAGCGCGTTGCGGAACACGGTGACGTCGACCGAGCGGCCGCCGCGGGTCGGCTTGGACACGATGATGCGCAGCCAGCCGCCGCCGGTGGTGGTGATCGCGCTCTCGTCGAGGGACCAGTCGCCCATCAGCCCCTCCGGTACTTGTGGAACTGCCAGGTCGAGGAGACCTGGTCGAAGTTGGCCTGGAGCTGGTCCTGGCTCAGCGCCTTGCGCCAGAACCGGATCTCGAAGATGAGCAGGTGGCTGGCGTGCCGCTGGCCGATGACGCCCTGGGAGCGGCCCAGCACGTAGTAGCGGTGCGGCGCCCCGTGGTCGATGGCGCCGGACTTCATGTGCAGCCCGCGGGACTGGAACGCGCCGACCCGCGACTTCACCCCGTCGAACACCCCGAAGAACATCCGCGGCGCGTAGTTGGGCACGGTGCGGGCCCGCACGGTGCGGTTGGTCCACATGTTGTTGCGGGCGGTCAGGTACTGCCCGTGGTGGCCGTAGGCGATCAGGGAGCGGTAGTTCAGCCCGTCGCGGATGGTGTGGTCGGCGTAGACGGCGTCGGCGGACAGGCGGGGGAAGCCGACCCGGTCCGGGTTGCGCCCGGCGTCGAGGATGTAGTGCAGGTAGTCCCGCTCCGGGTAGCCGGCGATCATCCCGGCGATGGCCCAGGTGAACGGCTGCGGCTTCGGCCCGGCGAACTCCAGCCACATGTGCTCGACGTACTGGCTGTTGAAGTGCAGCCCCTTCGGGTGGTGCACGATGCCGCCGTCGGGCAGGTAGTGGTCGATCGCGCGCACCGACGGCTTGTACGGGTAGAAGGAGTGCCAGGCGGGGGCCTTGCCGTCCTGCTCGCCCCAGAACTGGTGGGCCTTGCTGATGCCGCTGGTGCCGTCGGCGGCGCTGGGGGCGCCGAGCCAGTAGAAGCCGTCGCCGGGGGACGGCAGGTCGTCGACGGTCCATCGGGCCGCCCACGGCGGGGTCTCGTCGGCGGGACGGGGGCTACGCGGATGCTTGGCCTGCGGGTCCTCGGCATGGATGTGCCGCGGGCCCTGCCGGGCGGTGAACGAGCTGGGCAGCAGCCCCACGTGGGCGGGCATCGTCGGGCGGCCGCGGGTCACGATCGGCGCCGGCATGTCGATGACGACTACCGGCACCGCGCGGTAGTTCACCGGCGCGGGCGGCGCGGCGGGCGCCATCATCGCCGCGTGCACCAGCCCGGTGTCGTCGCTGGCGGTGTCGGTGTTGACCTCCGTCTCCCAGTCGTCGGCGGCGAGCTCGGCGACGGTCTCGTCGGCGGTCTCGTCGGGGGTGAGCAGGTAGTGCCCGCTCAGGTCCAGGGCGAGGCTGATCGGCGGGTTGCCGGACAGGTCCGGCGTGTAGGTGACCGCGGCGAACGAGACGCCCGCGGCCGGGTCCAGGCCGGGGATGACCCGGTGGATGCTGTCGACACTGACGTCGGAGCTGCCCGCCGCGTCGTCGAGGGCCGGGGTGAGGGTCGCGTTGGCGAAGCGGGCGTAGGAGCCGCCGGCGGCGACGTCGGGGGTGACGACCGTGCCGTGCACGTCGCAGCCGACGGTGCCGCTCGAGATGCCGGCGGCCCGGACGAAACGCGGACTGATCGTGGCGGTGGAGTGCCCGGCGGCGGTGGCGCCACCCGGGGAGACGGGGCCACCGGCGGATGCCCCCCACCCGGCGGGGGGCGCGGCGGGGCTGCCGGGGCTGGCGTTGGTGTAGCTGAACGTGAAGGTGTCGCCAGTGTCGGCGGCCACCCCATAGGTGTCGCCGCCGCACTGGATGAAGATGGCGGTGCCGGGTGCCAGGGCGCTAGTCGGACCGTTGAGGGCGGCGCCGCTGCCGAAGTCGCCGATACCGGCGAACCAGCCGGCGTTGATGTTGGCCCAGGTGGGGTCGGCGCCGGGCGCGAGGGTGTACCCCTGCAGGTAGGTGTTGCCGGCCAGCGCCCCGTCCCCGACCATCTTGAACTGCGGGGCCTGGGTGTAGGTGGGGCCGACGAAGAACACGTACCAGACGGTGGCGTGGTTCATCCGCCCCGAGTAGCCGAAGAACTCGCCGCTCTCGGCGGTGGCGCCGGCCGAGCTGCCCGGGTAGGAGGTGGTCCCGGCCGTCAGGACGGTGGCGGCGGCGAGGTTGTTATTCGCCGGAGGCATTTAGTCCTCGGAGATGATGAAGGTCCCCGCGAGGATCTTGAATGTGTCACCGGAGCTGGTCGGGGTGGGGGTGGTGAAGTCGGCCCCGTAGAGGGTGTTGCCGCCGGTGGCGGCGTCGCAGATGTAGGCCGACAGCGGCTCGGCCCAGTCGGCGGTGGCGGCGGCGAACGCCAGGTCGTTGACGTTGCTCTTGACGCTGGGGGCGGCGGCCGACGCGGCGGCCCAGCTCGAGGAGTCGTTGGTGACGGCCAGGCGCGCGTAGGCCCCGACGGTGTCGTCGAGCTCGCTCATCGCGGTGCCGGTCGCGTTCGGGTCGTAGGCGGCGGCGGACAGCGCGATGTAGACCGTGGCGGGCTGGGTGAAGGTGGCGCCGCCGAGCACGTGGTCGAGCATCGCCTGGGACAGGTACGCGGTCTTTCCGCCAGCCATGGGGGGTGTCCTTCGTTTCAGAGGGTGATCGGGTCGTCGAGCTGGTCGAGGGCGATGACGATGCCGCCGGCGGGGATGGTGACGATCAGCCCGGCGGCGACGTACTGCGGCTCCAGGAACTCGCCCCACGCGATCAGCTCACCGCTGGTGGGGGCGGTGCAGAGCGCGTAGTGGGTGATGGTGGCCCAGTCGACGGTCGGGGTGGGGAAGGTCAGGTCCGCGAGGGTGGTGACGTAGCCGTCCTGCGCGGACCACAGCGCATTGCCGGTGCCGTAGAGCATCCGGGCGTAGGCGGTGTCGTCGGGCTCGAGGTCACCCAGCACGTCGCCGTCCATGCCGGGACCCGGCTCGTCGGTGCACAGCGCCACCCAGTACCGGGTGATCGGCGCGGTGATGCCGACCAGCGCGGACAGCAGCGCGCCGGAGCCGTAGTCACTGACCCCGGACGGCATCAGGCCACCCCGCTCAGCGGGACGGGACGGCGCGGCATGTCGAACAGCACCTGGCCTTGGCGGGCGTACATGCGGGGGCCGGTGAAGGCCTGCTGGTAGTCCGCGGCCTCGCAGGCGTAGGACCACGTGGCGCCGTCGATGGTGGCGGTGAGCACGAAGTAGCTCTGCATGAACGCGGAGATGATCGCGTCGGTCTTGGCCTTGAGGTCGGCGGTGTCGGCGGCGACGATCTCCACGCCGATCTTCTCCATCACGTTCTGCCGGGTCCGGCTGGTGGTGTACTGCCCGTCGACCCAGGGGGAGCTGACCTGGTTGCGGTTCCAGGTGACCTGCCCGCCGAGGAACTCGGTGGCGCAGTAGTAGTTGACGAAGTCGTTGATGTTGAGCACGGACAGGCCCAGCGCGGTGCGGGTCACCGTCACCGGCATTGTCAGGTCCGCAGTCACTCGTCACCTCCTCGTTCGTGATCGTCAGCATCGTAGGGCGCGCGGGCGCGGGCTCCGGCGAGGCGCGCGGTCAGTAGGCCTGCGCGAGCGTGCGCCCCAGCCAGTTGGTGCCGTCGTAGCACTCGAACTCGAACAGGTCCGTCTTGCCCGCGGTCGCGGTCAGCGTGGGCGCGGTGCCGCCGGGCCACTTCACCGTGCCGGGCCAGGTGACCGTCCAGCCGCCGGTGGCGTCCTGGGCGAGCGCGAGCCGGAACCGTTTGCCCGCCGCCGCCGCCGGGAACGTCAGCGTGCACGCGGCGGTCAGGGTGAGCGTGCTCATCGTGTCGGCCAGCACGTCCGGGATGGTCTGCGCCGCGCCGGCCGCGGCGACCGTGTTGACGTTGGCGACGATCGGGTTGTCGGCGGCGACCTCAGTGAAGTAACCACTCGGAAAGGAGCCGGTCCCGTAGATAGGCACCACGAGGGTGGACCGGTATGCCGCCGTACCTTCACTCGTGATGGTCCACGTTCGGGCTGCCGTGGCCACTCCCCCGGCAACCGTCTCGTAGCCGACACCAACCATCATGCCGTCCGATTCGTACATGTACTGGACCTGGGATAGCTGCGCCTGCGCATAGGTGCCGTTCGCGTTCATGGCGTCAATGAGGGTCGAGTGCAGGACGGCAGCGGCGGTAGGGGTGAACGACGTCGTGGTCAGCGTCGAGCTAGCGACTCCCGACGACGACGCAGGCTGAGCGGCGTTCCGGTAGACCCGCAGATCGGTCGCGTACGGACCCACCTGCGTAGGCAGGGTAATCGTCCCTGCGCCCACGTCCGCCGCAGTGAGCAGCTTGCTGGAGATAGAGAGCTTGCCGTTGCCTCCCGTTCCTGATGTCAGTAGCGCGGCCGATGCAAACCCGGTGGGGATGGCGGGGACAGTCGCCGTCGAACTTACGTACATAGCAAGGCTGACCACGGCCAGGTCGCCAGCCGCTGAGCCCGAGGGGAGCGAGATCGACACGGACGCACCGGAACCGGCGTTGGACGCGACTATCGCCTTGCCCACGTAAGCAGGAGCCGGAATCGCGCCGACGGCCGTGGTGCACACGTAGTAGCGGCCCTGGTAGCTGACCGAGTCGCCGAGGTTGTAGCTGGCCGCGACCCAGGCGCCCTTGTACTTGCTGGTGGTGTCGACGTAGTTCTTCGTTGCCACGTCCCCCGCGGCGGCTGGGTCCGCAGCCTGCAGGCGGCCGTTCGAGTCATGCACGGCGGCGATCTCGGTGAAGTTGGCGAACGGGAACGACGACGGCGGGCCGAGCAGGGCGGCGGTGTAAAGGGCCGCGGCCTGCCCGGTGTTCCCGGCGGCCCAGGACCGCGGCGTGGAGGTCGCCAGGCCGGTGAACGACTCGTACCCGGCGGCGGCGGCGTAGTTGCCGACCCGGAACACCGCCGTGAACCCGGAGGGCTGCGTCGTCGGCATGCTGAAATACGGGTTGGCGTTGGCGTGGTAGAAGATGCCGGGCGTGGTGGCGGGCGCGACCCCGGCGGGTTCGACCCAGACCGGGCCTGCCGTGGAGGTGACGACGGCGCCGTTGTCGGCGCCGTAGGTGGCGTTGCGGAACACGTGCATGACCGACGCGCAGTTGCTGTCGCCGCCCGGGTTGACCGGGACGGTGCCGGTGCTGATGTCACCGGACGTGAGGGTCTTGGAGAACACGGCGGCATAGCCGACACCCGCGATGGCGCTCGCGGTGTAGCGGACGGTCCAGCCGCTCGGCGTCGCCGGGATGGCCGACGCCTTGCTCACGACGATGAGGGCCAGGTCACCCACCTGGCAGCCCACCGGGAGGGTGACGCTCGTCGTGTTGCCGGTGGTGCCCGCCGTGCCGACCAGGCTGGCCAGGGCGACGGTGAACGCGGCGGTGCAGGCGTACAGCTTCCCCTGGTAGCTGACCATGTCGCCGGGGTTGTAGCTGCCCGCCACCCACGTGCCCTTGAACTTGCTGGTGGTGTCGACGTAGTTCTTCGTGGCCAGGTCCGTGGACGCGGCCGGGTCAGTGGCCTGCAGGCGACCGGCCGCGTCGTGCACGGCGGCGACCTCGGTGAAGTTCGCGGCCGGGAAGGTTGTCGGGATCGAGTACGGCAGCACGGCGGCGATCGGCCAGGTATCACCGGCAGCAGTGAAGGTGTACGACGAGGTGGTGACGCCGCCGGTGCAGGGTGCGGTGCCGATGGCGACGGTGTTGCTGGCGGACGCGACCGTGGCAAAGTTCGAGATGTTGGCTGGCTGGGTCGCCAACCCGGTGCCGTGCCAGCCCGCCATTGTGATGAGAAAGCCGGTGTTCGCCGGGATCACCAACGGGGTGCTAATCGACGAGCTACTGCCGGGGGCGCTGGTGGCGGCGTGGGCGGTGTCCAGCACGGCAGTGCTGGGTAGCAGCAGCCCGAGGAACTCGACGCCGTTGATGGAGCCGTTGTATTGGATGTAGTTGTTGGCGATGTCGGCGGTGGTGAGCACCTTGTAGGACACGGCCCCGGAGTCGGATTGCGACGCGCCCACGCTGGTGACGGCCGTGCCGCCGGAGATGTTGCTGCTTGAGGTGTAGCCGCTGCACCAGCCGACCACGATGTCCCCGACCGCCGCGCCGGAGGGGAGCGCCACGTTCCTGGTGCCGCTGACGGCGGAGGCATCCGAGAGCGTGCCCTTGACCGGGGACGCACTGACCGTCGTGGTGCAGGCATAGAGCTTGTTCTGGTAGGTGACCAGGTCCCCGAGCGCATAGCTGGTGGACCCGGCGTACGCACCCTTGAACTTGCCGTCGGCGTAGGACTTCGCCGAGGCCAGCGTCGCAGCGTCGCCAGCGTCTTGCGTGCCCTTGGTGGCCACGTCGGTCGCGGCGGCGGGGTCGGCGGCCTGCAGGCGGCCGCTCGAGTCGTGGGCGGCGCCCAGCTCGGTGAAGTTGCCTGCCGGGAAGGTGACTGTGTTCGTCAGGGGCATCACGATGCCCGCCTGGTGGCTTCCCCCGTAGGTCACTGTCGGGGAGGTGGCCCCGGTCGGGTCGTCGTAGTAGCCGAGCTGGGCGGTGATGTCGGTGGTGCTGTTGCCGGAGCTGCAACTGACGTTGTTGGTCGGGGTGGGCGTCTCGGTGATGGTGCCGCCCGCCTGCTGGCTCCACACGCCCCACAGGACCAGCCCCGCCCCGGACGGGGTGACACCGGGCAATGTGCCGGATCCGTCGGTGACCGAGCGGGCGGTGTCGAAGGTGAACGGGTTGCGGAACACCAGCGCCGCGATCGCGGTGACAGAGGGATTCGTCGACAGGGCCGGGGCGAAGCCGTTGGTGATGTCGGCGGCGGTGAGGGTGTAGCTCGCCAATGCGCCCGGGTCGTAGGCGGAGTTGGTCTTTTGCGCCGCCCAGGGTGCGGCGATCGTCGCCGAGCTGTAAGAGCCGAGTATGGCCACCACAACGTCGCCGGCCTGGGCTGCGGCGGGCAGTGGCAACGTCTGGTTGTTCTTGGTGGTGGCGCTGCCGACGTACTGGACGCCCCCGGCGGAGTAGCCGGTTTTGCAGACGTAGGTCTTGTTCTGATAGGTGACGACGTCGTTGACGGCGTAGCCGGCACTCGTCGACCAGGCGCCCTTGTAGTGCGCGGCGGTGGTGTCGACGCCGCCGCCGGCGGACTGGTTCACCCACTGGGTGTCGTAGTCGGTGGCGGACTTCTTGGCGAGGACCTGGCCGCTGGCGCCGCCCGCAGCGACACCCTGCCCGGCGGGCCCGGTCGCCCCGGTGGGGCCGGTCGCGCCGGTAGCTCCGGTCGGGCCGGTCGGGCCCTGCGCACCCTGCGGTCCGGTCGCGCCGTCGGCGCCGGACGGCCCGGTGGGGCCGGTCAGGCCGGTGTCACACTTCGGCCCCTGCGCGCCGGTCGCCCCGGTGGGGCCGGTCGCGCCGCGCACGGCCAGCGGCTGCCAGTGGCTGCCGTCATCAGCGGACGGGTCAACCCCGGTGGAGGCGGCGACGGCGAAGTAGCTCGAGCCGTTGAGCGCGACCGAGTCGTCGACGGCGTAGGCGGTGCCCGCGTTCCAGGTGGAGCGCCAGGTCAGCCCCGCGGGGCCTACAGGGCCCTGCGCCCCGGTCGCTCCGGTGGCACCCTGCGGCCCGGTCGGCCCGAGGTCACCGGGGTCGCCCTTG